GTTTTCCCTGCAAAAGGAGCTGGCGGACCCCGAGATGCGCCGTCTGATGCAGCTGCCCGGGATGCGGATGCTGGATGCCTACCGGCTGGCCCACTACGGGGATGCCATGCGCCAGACTGCCCGCACCGTGGAGCAGGGCGTGGTGGAGCGCATCCGCCAGCGCGGGGCACGCCCTGCTGAAAACGGCACCCACCCCGGCAGCGCCGCCGTGACCGGTGCGGATGTGAACCGGATGACCCGCAGCCAGCGGGAAGCACTGGAACGTCAGGCGCTCCATGGCGCAAAGATCAGTTTTTGAGGGAAAACCCTCTCACCGCTTCGGTCTGGCTTTGCCAGCGCCTTGCGGAGCTCCCCCGAAGGGGGAGCTTGAAATCAATGAAAGAAAGGATAATGACTATGAACAACTTCAACATTCAGCTGTTTGCCGAAACTCCCCTGAACTCCACCACCACCATGACCCCGGAGATGAAGACCTTCTACGAGAAGCGCCTCATCGACCAGGCAGAGCCCCGGCTGGTGCATGACCAGTTTGCGGATTACTATCCTGTGCCCCAGAACGGCGGCAAGACCATCGAGTTCCGCAAGTACGACAGCCTGCCCAAGGCTTCCACTCCGCTGACCGAGGGCGTGACCCCGGACGGTCAGGCCCTGAACGTGACCACCATCACCAGCGACCTGCACCAGTATGGCGGCTGGCCCCCGCTGACTGACGTGCTGCAGATGACCGCCATCGACAACAATGTGGTGCAGGCCACCCGTGTGCTGGCAAGCCAGGCGGGCCGCACCATGGACAGCATCACCCGTGATGTGCTGGCGGGCGGCACCAATGTGCTGTATGCCCCCAAGCAGAATGCAGACGGCACCGAAACGGAGGTGAAGAGCCGCAAGGAGCTGGACAAGACCTGCACCCTGACCCCGAAGCTGTTCTTCCGGGCGGCGGCGCAGCTGGGTGCCATGAACGCGGATCCCATCGGCGACAGCTACATTGCCATCATCCACCCCTATGCCGCCTACGACCTGAAGACCTGCAGGGAATTCATTGAGGCGCACAAGTATGCCGACCCTGAGACCATGTACCGCGGCGAGATCGGCAAGCTGGGCAACATCCGCTTTGTGGAGACCAGCGAGGCCAAGATCTGGAAGGACACCACCTGCCCCAGCGGTCTGGCCGTGTTCGGCACGCTGGTGCTGGGTGCCCATGCCTACGGTGTGACCGAGCTGGAGGGCGGCGGCCTGGAACACATCGTCAAGCAGCTGGGTTATGGCGACGACCCGCTGAACCAGCGCGCTTCCGTGGGCTGGAAGGGGATGCGCGCCGCCGAGCGTCTGGTGGAGCAGTATATGGTGCGCATTGAGAGCGTATCCAGTTATTCGGAGAATGCGAGTGCCAACTGAACCTCTCAGGCGCTTCGCGCCAACTCCCCCAGTAGGGGAGCCCTTGGCAAACCGGGCAAGCCCTGCTGGATGACGAAACCAGGCGAGGCGTAAAAGGCAGTGCCCCTGCGACAGAGGGCAGAAAGGATGAAAAATGGACAAGAAAAACGTAAGAATCCGGCTGTTCAAGGACAACAGCCGGTACAAGGGCGACCTGTTTGTGAGCGTGAACGGCGTGAGCTATAAGATCCGCCGGGGCGTGGAGGTGGAAGTGCCGCCCGAGGTGGCAGAGGTGCTGGAGCACAGCCAGGTGCAGGATGAGCGCACCGCTGCCCGCATTGCCGCCGCCGAGAAGATCGCGGGGTGAGCGCATGACAGTGGGACAGGCTCTGGAACGGGCCGAGGAACTGCGGCCGGGCTGCAAGGTGGACAGCCGCACCCGGCAGCGCTGGCTCTGTGAGGAGGACGGGATGCTGCGGGCCCTGCTGTTCTCCGGCTGCGGGCTGCGGGCCGGAGTGGGGGCAGACCTTGCCTGGCCTGCGGAGGGCGGTCTGGACGATGCAGTAGAGCTGCTGGTACCCGTGCCTTTTGATGCGCTCTACCCGCATTACCTCTGCGCAAAGCTGGATGCTGCCCTGGGCGAGACGGAACGTTACGCTGGGGAGCAGGCCCGGTATAACAGCATTCTGGCCGAGCTGAGCGCCTGGCTGCGGCGGCGGGCAAAGCCGAAGCGCGGTGCGCAGTGGCGGTGGTGAAAGGGAGGAAAGTGGATGCTTCTGACAAATCGGACCGGTGTGAAGAATACCCGGGATCTGCTGCGGGCCTTTGGCGGCCTGAACGAGACCTACGGCTGCACCGAGGCTGAGTACAGCGGGGGAATGAATTTTTCGGCCCGGGATTTCCCGGCCCTGAGCACCCGGCTGCCCCGCCGCAGGCTGCAGGAGCTGGCCGGGTTGAACGGGATGTATCACCTGAACGGTCTGCTGACCGTCTGCGGGCAGGACCTGGTTTATACCCCGGACGAGGCCCCGGCCCAGCCCGTCACCGTGAAAAATGCCGTGGCAGACAGCCGCAAGACGATGGTGGGCATCGGAACAAAGATCCTGATCTTCCCGGACAAGGTGGCGTTCGATACGGCCGACGGCAGTGCGGCCCCGCTGGGTGCTGCCTGGGAGGCGGGAAGCCTGAGCGTGAGCTTTGCGCCCTGTGATGCTTCGGGGAATACCTACGAGGTGAAGGACAAGGGCACGAAGGAGCCGGAACACCCGCAGGACGGCCAGCTGTTTCTGAAGCTGAACGATCCGGACAAGCCCTATTCCGCAGAGAATACGCTGGAGGTGTACAGCGAGGCTTCGGGCAACTGGACGGTGATCCCGCTGGACTACTGCCTTGTGACCGCTGAGGGCATCGGGGCGGAGTTCCGGGTGTGGGACACCGTGACCCTGACCGGTACGGGGGCTGAACAGGCAGGCCAGTGGGCCGGGCTGGACGGCGACCGCATCGTGTACGGTGTGACCGAGACCACCCTGCGCCTGCGGGCTGACCCGGGCGGCGAACATTTTTACGGCAGGCTTGTCCACAATGGCAGCAGTGCTGTCTGGGTGAGCATGGACGGCACACAGCGGGAAGAGCATTTCCCGGCGGAGGGTGTGAAGGTGGAGCGCCGGGTGCCCGACCTTGAGTACCTGACCGAGTGCGACAACCGGGTGTGGGGCTGTTCCAGCAGCGAGAATGTCATCTACGCCTGCAAGCTGGGCGACCCCACCAACTGGTTCTCCTACCGGGGCATCGCGGCAGACAGCTATGCCGTGACCGTGGGCAGCGACGGCCCCTTTACCGGCGCGGCCACCTGCATGGGCTATGCGCTGTTCTTCAAGGAAAACACCCTGCACAAGCTCTACGGCTCCAAGCCCTCGGATTTCCAGCTCAGCTCCCTGCGCTGCCGGGGCGTGGCCAGAAACGCGGCCCGCAGTCTCTGCGTGCTGAACGAGACGCTGTACTATCTCTCGCCCGACGGCGTGATGGCGTGGGACGGCAGCATCCCGGCCAAGGTGTCAGCGGCGCTGGATGCCGGGCGGCTTGCCAATGTGAAGCAGGCTGTGGGCGGTGCGCTGGATGGCCGGTATTATCTGCATGTCAGCCGGGAAAACGAGGTGCGTCTGCTGGTCTATGATACCGAGCGGGGCCTCTGGCACGAGGAGGATGTCTGCTCCTTTGAGATGGCCAGCACCGGCGGGCAGCTCTATCTCTGGGATGGCCGGGCGCTCTGGGCCGCTGATCCCAGCCGGGAAGCGGCAGGGCAGAGAAGCGAGGGAACGGAACAGGGCGTGGAGTTTGCCCTGACCACCGGAGATCTGGGGCTGGACAGCCCCGAGGAGCGGTACCTCTCCCGGCTGACGCTGCGGCTGGATGCCGCCTGCAGGAGCCAGGTGACTGTGGAAGTGAGCTATGACGGCGGCCCCTGGGAGACCGCCGCTGCCCTGACAGTGGAGGGCCCGCGCCGCAATTGTGATCTGCACCTTGTGCCCCGGCGGTGCGCCTCGCTCCGGCTGCGGCTGTGGGGCTATGGGCAGATCACCCTGCGGAGCCTGGCCAAGACCTTCAGCGGGGCAAAGGGAAACTGGATGGAACTGGAGGGATGAACCATGGCAAGCATTGCGGGCCTGGGCAAGATCGGCCTGCCCAGGCTGAGTGAGAATATGGACCCGGAGGATGCCCGGGCCCTGCGGAATTATCTGTACCAGATGCAGGAGCAATTGCAGTATGTGCTCTGCAATCTGGACACGGAGAATTTCTCGGAGGAGCTGCGGGGCAGGCTTTCCGGCAGTTTGGGAAAGGAGGAGACATGAGCGAGAAAAAGAAGCAGGAGTACACCACAGGCGGGCTGAAAAACCGGCAGGATGTGGAAAACGCGCTGGCTTCGGCAGAGTACCGGCCCTCGCAGGAGGTGACGGACGCGGCCAGCGACCTGAAGCAGTGGCAGGCCAACCGCCCCGGCGATTACGAGAGCGCCTATCAGGGCCGCATTGACGGCCTGATGGAGGATCTGCTGGACCGGAAGGAATTCAGTTACAGCTATGGTGCCGACCCACTGTACCGCCAGTACGCCCAGCTGTACACCCAGAATGCCCAGAACGCCAGTGCCGACGCGGCGGCGCAGGCCGCTGCCCTGACCGGCGGCTATGGTTCCAGCTACGCGGCCAGTGCGGCCCGGCAGGCATACCAGCAGCAGATCGGCGCGTTGAGCGAGGCCATCCCCACGCTGTACCGGCTGGCGCTGGATACCTACCAGAGCGGCGGCGATGCCTTGGTGGAGCAGATCGACCAGCTGAACGGGCAGGAGCAGAATGCCCAGCAGAAGTATGAGCGGGAGCTGGCGGATTACTACACCCAGCTGGAACAAAAGGGCAATGCCTACAACACGGCTTACACCCAGGATTACGGGCGCTATCAGGATTATCTGGGCCAGTTGGACAGCCTGTACGGTTACTACGCGGCACAGGAACAGCAGGAGG